AGGAAGCGTGCCGGGTGTTGCCTCGGGGTCACAGGCGAATGCGATAACGTGCCTGTCACGCTCGGAGACGATGACCTGCCGAGCGATCCTCGGGGTCATATTGGCACCGGCCAAGTTCTGAAGCTCGACGGCACGCACACCAAGCCCGGCGCTCGTATCCCACCGATAGAGACCGCCGTCATAGACGCAGATGACCAAGTCTTCGCCAAAGTTGTCCTGAGACCAGAGGCGCAGTTGCGCGCCAGTAGTTGTGGTCGTTGCGGCAGAACTCCAAGAGCCACGGCTCCAAGGACCGGCACCCCACCCTGTACCAACGACGGTCGTGGAGAGGCCGATGGTGATCTGGTAGTTGGCTACGACGACAGTGCCGCCACCAGACGTAGCGCCGGATGTGGCTGACCCACCAGTATCAACCTTGTAGGAGTTGGCGTTCACAACCTCTGTGACGACATGCTCCTTGTTGATCTGTGCCGTGGTCAGTCCATCGAATGCCGTGGCGCCAGACAGCGTAACGTAGTCACCGACAATAGCGCCATGGCCGGTGTCCGAGACCGTGATGATACCGCTGCCAGCAGTTCCGGTGGTTAACGGATTGGACCCAAGTGTTACCGTTCTGCGGATTGGAGTGATGTCGTTTGGGCTACCACCATCGACAATGTAGTACTTCAGGTTGGTGCCAGCGCCCGTGTAGATGTCGTTGTTGAGCGCAGTCCAAGTATGAAGAGCCACGCACTGCCCCAGCAGCGGCGCATTGGAGAGCTTCTCCCAGCCGCCAATGGACTCAGGCAGGCCGAACCTGAACCTGATCTTGTTGCCGTCCACCCAACCGCCAGAGTTCGTATAGTCAGTCGTCTCGCGGTTGATGCCGGGCCGGAACTGGAGCTTGGTGAGCACCGAGGGTCACTCCGGTTTGATGGGCCACACTACGTTGTGCGGGAAGCCTGCCTGCTGAGGCACATCGAGAAGCGCCTGACGATACGTCATCCACTCACCCTGCTTCTCGGAAGACATAGAGGCCCAGCGAAGGGGGTTGGAGACGATGGGATCAACATGGGACTTGAGGCGATTGTCTCGGTCATAACGAACGCCTGAGGCGGCGCGTGCATCTCTCCCATTTTCCCACTCAAGCTCTTCAGCAAGACGATCTGCAACTTCCTGATCTGAAAGTTCGACCGAAACACCATTGACCATCTTGAACATGGCAGTGCTCATTGCCTTACCTCACGCATTCTTCAGACCGTACATAGTGATTGTGCCACTGGCTATGTTGCCAGAACTGAAGAGAAAACGAACCGCGTTCACATCAGCCGCTGACCTACGCTGCCCGCTAGTGTTGGCAACGAAGAGCCTGTCACTAAGGCTTTGATATGTAACGTAACCAAGAACTGAGTTATAGGCTGTCTTGTCAGGCATCGTGACGTAGACATAACCGCTTACACCGTACTCTGCGGCAGCGTTTCCAATTGCTTGGTCAAAGGTGGCGCCAGAGACGCCAGCCAAGGCTATGCTCGTGGCGCTGTTGCTGGTATAAGAGGCGACTACAGGATTTCCTCCACTAGTGTCCCACCCAATCGAGAGCATCGCAGCCCCGTAGTTTGTCGTGTCATAGGTAGAGCCGCCATCTGTTGATGTTCTGAGAAGAAGGTTCACAGAATCAGTGACTGGCTTCACGCTCCCAAGCACGAATAGGTATGCGTCATAGGTGGCGGGGGCAAACCCAGTAAAGTCTAGCGAAGTAGACGAACTGGCGTCTGCCGATGCTATAAACGACATACCGGACGTCACGCTCGAGGTAATCGTCGGGTTCCCGCTGACGCCGTCCCCGTTCGTGATGCTGATGCCAGTACCAGCGGTGAGTGTTCTAGCCGCAACTGTACCAGAACCTGTACGGGATATCATGCCGGTTGTCGAAAGTGCGGCAAGTGCCGCAAGATCGGGGTCGTAGGCCTGAACATCCGTGCCAATCGCCAGACCAAGAGCAGTCCTAGCGTTCGGCGCCGTGGTAGAGCCTGTGCCGCCGTTTGCGACTGCAAGCGTGCCAGCAAGCGTGATGGTGCCGGATGTGGTGATCGGGCTCCCGGAGACGGTCAAGCCGGTAGTCCCGCCAGACAGGGCGACGGACGTGACGGTCCCCGAGCCACCAGTCGAGGCGATGGTGATCGAGCCAGCACCGTTGGTGATAGAAATCCCGGAGCCTGCGGTGAGAGTGGACTTCGTCAGCGTGTTGCCGGTCGTGTTGCCGATCAGCAGTTGGCCGTTCGTATAGGAGGTCTGCCCGGTGCCGCCGTTGTCAACATCGAGCGTCCCAGAGAGCGTGATGGTCCCAGAGCCTGTGATCGGGCCTCCGGTGGCCGTAAGGCCGGTGGTCCCACCAGAGACATCAACAGACGTGACGGTCCCACCGCTGCCGCTGGAGACGGTTGTGAAGCTCAAAGTACCAGAGCCGTTGGTCGTCAGCACCTGCGCATTGGTCCCGTCTACAGTCGGCAGGCTGAAGGCGTTGACGAAGGCCTGAAGGTTGGCATCGTAGGCAAGGACGTTGGTCCCGATGGCGACGCCGAGGTTGGTGCGTGCGGTCGAGGCGCTGGAGAGGTCTGACAGGTTGTTGGAGGCTTGCAGCGTGCCGGTGAGGTTGAACGTGGCAGAGACGTCAACGACATCTGCGGCAGAGCCGGTCCCCGTGCAGTAGACAATGGCCGACTTGCCGTTTGCGATGGTCACGGTCGAGCCGCTGCCCTGAGAGATCGTCAGGGTGACGCCAGAGTTGTTCTTTATGGTGTAGACATGTTGCGCGTCGTTGGGTGAGACGTTGATCGTCGTCCCGCCGCTCGGGCTACCGGTGAAGACCAGAGCAGTGTACTGCCCTTCAGATGTCGTGCCGTCAGACGTCGTGAGCGTGTACGGTGTAGAGGTACCGTAGCCGGTCAGAGAGATCGTGCCGACGCCCATGGTAAGGCGGTCGATGATGTCCATGTTGTCGTTGACGGTCTGACCCCACGAGCCAGACTGCTCGCCATCACCCGGCTTCTCGATCCCAGTGTTGGTTGTGTAGCTACTCGGCATGTGCCCACCCTACGCTGCTATGTCCGTCCACACGGCGCCTGAACCCGGAACGACATCAGACCAAAGGCTCGCTGCCCCCGGCGTCACGGGAGTATAGACTGCATTCTGTCCCGGAACAACATCTGACCAAGGTTGCGATGCCGCGTTCGATACAGGAGAGTATGTCGCCACCTGTCCGGGCACGACGTCGGACCATACAACGCGCAGCGAGCCAACAAGTCCAGTTGCACTAATCCCGGTTAGCTGCACATCGATGTTGATTGATACGGATACAGCCCCGACTGCCGCCGCGCCAGACACCCCAGTCAGATCAACGTTCGCATCCCCGACAATGTCAGCGTTGCCGACAAGCCCGTTTGCCTCTACCCCGAGCGGCAGGACAACTGCGGAGCCTGATACGTCGGGCGCACCAAGAGCGGTTGTGCCTTGGACGCCGAACACCGGAACATCCGCGCCAGCAGCAGCGACGACGACACCGACGCTCCCTGTGCCTTCTACGCCAGATACGGTCGCGACAAGTGAAGTGGAGACCGCAGCGCTACCGACAAACCCGCTGGCCTCTACGCCAGAGGGTAGGGCGACTGCGGAACCAGATACAGTAGGCGATCCAAGAGCCGTTGTGCCCTGAACGCCTGACACGAGTACGTTCGCAGACGCGACAACATCTGCATTCCCGATAACACCGGTGCCAAACACACCGGACACGAGGACGACGGCAGATGCCGTGACAGTAACCGCCCCGACTGCGCCAGACGCGAATACGCCGGTGACAGGCGCGTCAACAGAAATGGTTGCGACAGCAGTGCCTACGCTTCCTGTTGCAGAAACACCGGTGACGGGTATGACCGCACTGCCTGACACGGCAACGGTGCCAACGGCACCAACTGCGGATACTCCGAAGACGAGAATATCGCCGCCAACGCCGTCGTCACCGAGCGGTGCGGAAGCAAGAGGCGAGAAGCCCAGCATCTACGTCACTCCACTGGCGAGGCGACTACGGACTCCGCCTGTCAGCATCATAGACGAAGATCAGGAAAACTCCAACCATCCAGTCATGATGTACTTTGTTCCTGAGAGTGGCGGGTTGCCTCTGTGTGCCCAAGGGAAGTTTGGCGGGAACACGACAAGCCTGCCCTTCTTCGGGGACACTCGTTTGTGGAGGTACAGGAACTCTGTCTCGCCGCCTTCCTGCACGTCGTTGAGGTAGAGGATGTAGACCCCGACCCTACCTGAGTGGAGCTTCCCACCGTCCTCGCTGTGCCACACATGATACCCTCCCCCGGGCGCCGTCTTCTGAATCTTGTATGTGTAGACCGTATGGCGCTCATAGTCAGCAAGGACGCTGTAAGTCTTGGTGTAGTCCGCGTAGCAGACATTCCAGAACGTCTCGTTGAACTCACCGAGGAACCCAGCGATATTTGGATGCGCAAACGAGATGCTCACGGCATCTGTGGGGTTCATGTTGCAGGAGTTGTCCTTCTTGACGCTCTCCTGCTCATCTCTGCCATAGGTGCGGTTGGTCTTCTGTGACCACTCGAAGTACTCGATCATCCTGTCACAGAACTCACTGGAGAACGCATCATCATAGACCGCGATGAAGTTGTCGTGCGTCACCTTCACTGTCATCTGAACTTTGGCCCCGCTATCCACGCTACAAGAGAGTGCCGTACGCCCCTCGTCACCGGCGTAACGCGATGTAGCATAAAGCTAGGGAACAACGCCGCCAAGCCACGTTTTTTCACGACCTGTACCGGCTCCCTTGACGACAGAATCTCGAGTTCGCCGCCATCATAGTCGTCGGGGTCGCTCAACTGGATGACAATAGATATCTTCCTCGGCGCGATGTCTGTCGGACCTGCGTCCTGATGCCAGTCATAGTGGCCCTTCTCGCTGGCATAGTATGTCGTAAACTGAAGTGCCTCGCAGAGACCGTGAATGTCGAAGCCGTAGAATTGGCCGTTAATGTTGCCGACGATGTGAGCGACCCTGTCGAATATCCACTCTGTTTGCTGGTTGTAGTGCAGCCAAGAGACTTTTGAGGAACGATAATCTTCTGATAGTTGATTGTCTCCTATGACCGCCTCCGACTCACCGATAACGGAGGCTAACTTCTTGATCGCCTCAATCTCTTCTAGCGATACGGCATCCCCCCAAGTCGTGAACGGATGGTTTCCGTAGCCCTGCGATGGCATGGGCTTGAAGATATAATGCGTCACTGACGGTTCCAGTTCACTATGATTTGCCCCGATGTGGCGACCGACACGGGATATGCCGTCCGCATGATGATTGCAGCGTTCGCGTTCGTTGTGTTGGCAGCAGAACCGGGATTGCCTGCGGTACCCGACGTTGCTCCGGTCCCCGCTGAACCCGAAGTCCCGGGGTTGCCATTCGCGCCAGCATTCCCCGGGCTACCTGCATTCCCGATAGTGGCCCCTGTGCCAGCTGACCCGGCCGTCCCGGGGTTGCCATTCGCGCCTGCGTTACCGGGGCTTCCAGCGCCTCCGGGGTTGCCAACAGCGCCGGGGTTTCCATTGGCCCCTGCGGTTCCAGCGTTGCCGGGGTTACCAGCGGCGCCAACAGTAGCGCTTGTTGTGCTGTTTCCTCCAGCCCCTCCAGCGCCCCCATTCCCCCCACCTACTACACTGGTTCCGGCTGTTCCGGCGTTTCCGGGGCCAGTAGGCTGATTGAGCGTCAGGCGACCCGTTGGTGTACTGTTAAGTGGGTGAGCTCCGCCGCCAGCGCCGCCACCGCCACCGCCGCCGGTACCGGGATTACCGGATGATCCAGCATTTCCGGGGTTGCCAGAACCTCCAGCCGTACCGCCAGCACCTCCAGCGCCATTGTTACCGGGGTTCCCGGCGTTGCCCGGCGTGCCAGAGTTTCCAGCAGCGCCAGCATTTCCACCCGCCCCACCAGCGCCGTTGTTGCCGGGGTTGCCAGCGTTCCCTGCTGTCCCGGGATTACCTGCTGACCCCGCTGCACCACCAGTACCGGCTGCTCCACCAGCAAAGTTTAGCGAAAAGACAGATGACGCCGCCCCAGTCGAGCCAGATGTACCAGCGCTACCAGCGCTACCAGCGTTGCCGGGGTTTCCAGCCGCCCCTGCTGTAGCCCCTGTCCCCGCCGCACCTGTGGTCCCCGCAGTACCAGCCGCGCCAGCGCCACCGGGGTTCCCTGCTGCGCCAAGATTCCTACCAGACCCAGCGGCGCCGGTGTTGCCAGCCACGCCAGAGCCGCCAGCCCCTCCGGGGTTACCTGCTGCGCCCGGGTTGCCATTCCCCGCTGCGCCGCCTGCACCACCATTATACTTTGTGCTGGTGACGTTTAACGGAAAAAACCCGGTTGAAACGTTGTAACCTCTCGACCGGGCACCGCCGCCCGGTCCCCCACGGCCCGTACCGGCTACACCAGTCCCTGCTGGAGCGGTGAATGTGCCAGCAAAGTTGTGCAGTATGGTATTATTTACGACGGTAAAAGATGTATTGCTAGCAGCGCCGCCAGCACCAGCATTACCTCCAGCGCCACCGTTGCCTCGCGCCCCTGCCGCACCGCCTGTACCAGCATTCCCGGGGCTTCCCGGGTTGCCAGCTAGGCCTCTTGCGCCGCCATTCCCCGCTGCGCCGTTGTTGCCGGGGTTGCCAGCGTTACCTGTTGCACCCGGGTTGCCAGCTAGGCCTCTCGCACCGCCCGTTCCAGCAGCGCCATTGTTGCCGGGAGTCCCGGGGTTCCCAGCGTTTCCCGGGGCGCCCTTACCGGCGACTGACACCGCCTGAACGCCGAACGGTGATGTGAACGTGCCACTTGCGTTAAAGGTCGCAGAGCCAGCGGGAACGATTGTCCTTCTCAGGAGGCTGGAGGTGGCGATGGGCATGGCTTACCCCTCGAAGTTAGCCAGCGCTGCCCAGTCAATCGCCTTGATCGCGTCCACACCGTACACGAGGACTGTCTCGCGCGGAGGCACGTCCTTGAAGTCGAACGCCTTGTCGTAGGTCACAAACGGGAAGTCCGTGACGTTGGCAGCGTACGGGGTGTTCGCGAAGGTCTCGTTCGCCCAGTTGATGCAGATTTCATGCTGCGCCGGGTCTGCATAGTGCATATGCGAGAACTCGATGCCGCTGGCCTTCATGTGCTGAAAGGCCTCGTAGGACTCGAGCGCCGACGAGTTGAACCCAGTGTACAGGTAGAAGCTGACGTTTGCTCTATGTGCCATCCCACTCTCCTTTCCTTACGACACGTTGGCCATGGCAAAAGTTCCGAACCACGAAGTTCCCGCGTCCACGGTGAAGAACGTCAAGACGTCTATGTCATTGGCGCCTGTGGACAGTGTGGGGAGTTGACCTTCAGTATACAGAGCCCCAGTGAAAGTCGCGGTCCTGTTCCCAGAACCATCCTGACGAAGAACTACCACAACAGGCCTAGAGTATCCAGACGACGGCGGGTTCGTGAAGGTGAACGTCACGTTGTTGCCGAGAGTGATGTCGAAGATGTTCGAGAGGCTGGTGTCGATGTTGTAGGTTGATGCGGAGACTGTCCCGACCGTCGTGATGGTCTCTTTGTAGGCCTCGAGCGTCGAGTTGTCGATTGTGGCCGTGACGCTTCCACCAGAGATCGAAACGCTGGACGAGTCCTGCGTAGCTATAGTGCCTAGACCAAGGTTGGTACGGGCCGTCGATGCGCTAGCTAGGTCAGACAGGTTGTTGTCTGGCTGGAGTATGTCGGCTGCGATGGCCGTAATGTAGACGACGGCAGTGCCGCTCAGTGTGATTGCAGCGCCGCCGGATGAGCTTTCGCTTGGTGTGCGAGACAGAGTTGTACCGGATGACGTGTACGTTCCGGTGCCGATCTCCCAGTTGTTCCCGTCCTCAATGACGTAGCGAACGACGTTGGTGTTCACCACACCTGCGGCGGCGAATGTCTGGTACCCGGCTACTGCTGACCCGAGCGTGATCGTGCCCGTGCCCGTAGTAGCCGTGGACATCTTTGCACGGTTGACGAGTACGGTCATGGCTGATCACCTACGCGATACGGATGATGGCGTTGCTCGCATCGGCGGTGGGGAACTGGATGGTGAACGTTCCGTTCGTGGACGTCTTGTCTGCACCAAAGTCGAGAACACAGACAGAGGGATCGCCAGCGGCGGTGTCGTTGTAGATCAGGGCGCCACGAGCCGTGATCGTGGCTGACGTGAACGAGAGATCAGCGAAGTCCAGAAACGCCGTCGTCCCGCTGGTCGTCGGAGTGATGTTCGTCAGGGCACCGCCGCCAGCGCTATAGGTGCCAGAGTTGCCAACCTCGTTGCTGGCTGTGTAGGCGGTCGTCGCTGCGGTGAAGGATGCGTTGTTGTCGTAGAGCGCCAGCTTGAACGTGTTGCCGGTCGATGCCGTGAAGTTGTGTACGGCCTGCAAGATTTCCTGCTTGAAGGACGTGCAGAGGAAGTTTCCCGTGAAAGCCATCACATTCTCCTTAGCTGTTCAGCGAGATCGGAGAACCCTGCCTCGCGCACCGTGTTGCTGACAGTCTTCCTGTCTTCCTGAACGGCCATTGTAATGTAGTTGCGGACAACCATCAACATTCTTCCCCTCAGCGCCAGAGCCTGCTCCCTGATCTCCGGGGGAGCCCCCTCGGATACGCTGATGAGCTTGTTGACGCACATCTCCGCGATGGCATCAGGTGAGTGCCCGCCGTTCGAAGAGGCGAACACCAGAGGTGAACTCATGCTGAATGTAGCCGACTGAGAGATCATGCTGCGCTACCGACCTTATACTGCCCGTCGCGGTAGTCGTCGCGGCTCGAGCGGATGTCGATCCCGAAGAGATTGGACATGGCCTCGTTATAGCGCGCCGTGTACATCTGCATCAAGTCCGCGTCGCCCTTGAGGTAGGTGTAGGCCTCGATGAGACAGCCATAGAGCAGAACCGTCTCAGCGTTGTCGCCGAACCAAGACGTGCCAGAGGTGTTCAGCACAGAATTGACGGGGATGGAGAAGAGCGAGCCCCCGCCAAGCGTGGCGTTGTTGGCCGCGAGAGTATCCCCGGCGACGTACAGGGCTCCGGGGTCAACAAGATCGACAGCGGACACAACGCCAGCGCCAGACACTGTGATGTTGGCCGTAGCGCCAGAGCCAGAGCCGTTAGTCAACGGCACGTTCCAGTACCGACCCGGGGTGTAGCCACTGCCACCGGCAACCGTACCAAGCGCGGAGATCGAGGACTGCACAATCGACGGGGGGTCGTAGTAGTAGTGAAGCTCGACGGTCAGATTGGCGCCGGGCGTGGGGGCCAAGATGAAGTTGCCTTGCGCAGAAACGGACCCATCGCCATCGAACTGCGAATAGTACTTGGGCACCCCGGTCGATGAAGGAGACGGGTACGCCTCCCTCATGAAGTTCACATCCTTGTCGATCAGGTAGCTGTAGTTCCCGTTGTTGTCGATGACAGCAAGCGAGAAGACCGACAGGAAGTCCGTTGGGCGCTGAAGGTACGGGTTTGACGCCACCAGCGTGGATGTCGCGTTCTTGCGTAGCTCCGGGATCATCACGGAACGGACGATCCTCTCCTCAGCCTGACGCACAAACCGGGGGATGCTGGCGACGAACGACGTCTCCGAGCTTTCCGTGTAGTTCTGGATGGCGTCACGAAGCTGAAGATAGTTCATTTGAAC